GTCCATCTCTAGTTCTTCAAAGGCCTTAAGAGCATCTTCTAGCGAGGAATTTTCCTCATCTAGCGGATTGTTTTTGCTCTTATAATGAGCCTCTAGTTCACTCATAATGGAGTCGTCATTAACCGCCTGTGCAACTTCTTCCAGTTCAGCCTCTTGCGCCTGAACAGAATTAGCAGAAACTCCCATAACCCGACGAAGATTTTTTTCAATATCTTCATAAGAGCGGAACTTCTCCGGTGAAATAAGTTCCTGGAGAGAATGACACTGGCGCCAGACGGCTTCTAGTCTTGTGTCATCAGAAAAGAGAGAACCTTTTGATTCAAAGCCGGATTCCGAATATTCAGGAAATTCTTGATTGTTCTTAGAATCAACCTGAGTTTTTACAACAATTCGGAAATTAGCACCTTTGTCAAAAAGATCATACGGTTCAATTACATTGGTATCGCCGTCATACTTTTCCTTGCGGGCGTTTTCAATTTTTTCAAAAAGTTTAACACCGAAGCGATAAAGCATAACCCGACCTTCCAATTCTGGATTTGCTGGGTTCTTAACAATATAGACGTTAGTATAATAAGAAGTTCGCAGCTTTCTTTGTGATGCGATTTGCTTATTGGTTTCAACTCCTGTTGCCCAAAGTTCACGATTAGAATCACAAATAGGACAATCTCTCTTGGTGACTCCGGGAGTGTGATTTGGGCAATTCTCGTTTAAATATTTGCCGTTATACTTAAAATTGTGATTTACGATTTTAACACAAGAGCTAGGCTCATTAAGCGGGGGTGGCATAAACCGTACAATAGCAAAGCCAGTTCCGGTTTTTTTGTCACGATCTACGCTAAAAATTCTATCGTCTTTTGTAGATGAAGCCTTTGATAGTTTCTCGGAATGCTCAATAAGTTTTTGAGTTAATGCGCCGATTGTAGATGATTTTTTAAGTTGGTTAAAGTCAGAAAACATGTTGTTAAATTAGTTAAAATGGTTGTGTTTAAAAATGGAAGCTTTAGGGGTTTGCCAACCCAGATTTATTTATTAGCTCAATAATTCCATGATATTCATCCGAGAGCGAAGATGTTCTTCTTTAATTCGCTTTAATGCTGTATTATAGATAGCTTCTTCGCTCTCCATTCCGATAAAATTTCTTTGGGAATTTATGCAGGCAACTCCGGTAGTACCGCTACCCATAGTATTATCTAGAACAGTATCACCTTCGTTCGTGTAAGTTCTTATTAGATATTCCATAAGAGGAACAGGCTTTTGTGTTGGATGTAATCCTTTTTCTTGTTGAAACTTAAGAACGGTTTTAGGGTATCTTGTTCCTTCTACATTGTTTCGGTGCTTACTTTTGACCGAACCGTATATTTCCCCAATAAGCGATTTTTGTGACTGAAAACCCTTGTAGGGACTACCCTTTTCCATCTGTGGATTGTAGGTGGGTGGTCTGCGATAAAAGACTAAAATATTCTCATGTGACCTAAGAGGCATGTAGTCTTTGTTTAAGGGATTGGTTCCTTGTGGTTTCTCCCAGATTAACTCATAACGAAAGTTCTTAAGATTAGAACTGATAAGAAGTGTGGTGAAAGGTTGAACTGCCGTAAAGACCATTGCAGCATTTTCTTTACAGATTCGGTTGTATTGTTTCCATAATTCTTCTGGTGGAATAATGTGGTCCCAAGAACAAGCTGTTTTCATATAAGGTAGATCACACATAACCATATCTACCGAGTTGGCATCTATAGATGGAAGAACATCTAAACAATCACCGCGATAGAGTCTTATCGTTCCAGAATTGTCGGTGTAAGATTCGCTGGTGTTAGCTTGATGTGCGTCCATAATTGATCTGACATATTTCGTTTTATCCAGGCTTTGTATATCGGAGTATCACAATTCCACCCGATAAGCTTTTGTTGTTCGTTGTATTGCTCTTTCCATTCTGCATTCTTATAATCTAATAAAGATGACGCAAAAAAGAACAAGTAGTAATTTATATCTTTCTTTAGAGTTGATGTGGCTAAACAGAAATAATAATCTTCTTGTTTATCAGCAAAGTAATCTATCTTCTCTTCTAGTGTTTGATAGGTTGTGCTACGGGAACCATTGATTTTTAGTGTGTTTGATGAGATTGTATAAACACCACTTTTGTTTGAGATTCTCTTGTTTTGATAATTATCCCAACTACAAATCTGATCTTTTCCTATCGTATGAGTTCTTTCCGCCTCCCAATCAGTTGTTCCACCTATAGCTAATATTGATTTCGCTAATATTTCTTCCCAATATTCACCTTTTACACTTAGGTCGTATAGATTATGATGCTCATGTATTCTGTGTTTTATTTCTGTTATTAAGTTTTCTGATAGCATATTGTTTTCATCTGTTCTATAAAGTAACTTTTATTGTACTCAAAGAACGGACGATATTTTTTAATCTTGAAATTAATCGTCTTTAGAATAGGATCATAATCACTTTCTTTCATAAAATGTAAAATATCCTCAAGAATAAACAAAGTTTCCAAAGTAATGTCGTTTCTTAGAAAGGCTTTTATAATTGAAGGATGTTTTGTTTCGTTAGACTGAATACACTCATATAAATGTTGAGATTCAGTTAATTTCTTTAGATCTTCTGTAAACCGATAAGTTAGTGCCTGGATGTTGGCTTTCCATGATGTATAGATTTCGTCTCCCGTGCTTTTTAAGTCTCCGATCCACAATGAAGATGGATTATCGGAGTGAATAAAAGAGGCAACAAAGTATTCAATAATTTCTTGTCGGTCGTATTTTCTACTTAACTTCTCAAAAAAATACCGGTCGTTTCTTTTATTGTAAGTTTTTATTGATGTTCTGACTTTTCCATTGTATTGAAAGAAGTCGTAATTCTCATTGGAGAAATGTTGTTTTAGGGCGAGATATATTGTGTAACATTCATAGGGAGTTTGTTTCAAAATGGCAATTCTGGTAGAGGTTTGAACTTCACTAAATGCAACTTTGATGCTTGATGTTCAATCTTCTTTTTGAATTGTTTTGAGATTAGTTTTGGTACTGATTCAATGTCAATGTTATTCTCTTCACAATAATCAGCCATTGCGGTAAAGTAATTGCTGTAGCCGTTATCTTGAAAATAAGTTTCAATCTCTTCGGCGAACTTTTCTTGTGATATGAACTTCTTATTAAACTCTTTTTCTAATTCTTCTTCAATCTGCAATTTCTTGGTTTTTGGCATTTTTAAAATTTCTGATATATTCTACGAGTTTTCTTGCATAGGGCGTGAAGTCAGTCTCCACAAATGTTTTAATTTCTCCGTTTTCCGCAGCCATAAAGATTACAAGTTGCGGAGCATCTATTCCGGTTAGCTCTTTTAGCATATAACGATAAGCAACAGCCTGAACAAAGTAATCAAAAATCCACTCTTTCTTTTTGATGTATTCTGAGGTCTTATAGTCAATAATACTCAGAATTCCGTTGTACTTAGCAATACAGTCGGAAGTGCCAGCAAGACCGAAGTATTCACTATGAAGAGGAATCTCAATACCCAGAATGTTATCAATTTTATTGAGTTCTGGTTTAAGATTCTCAAACAGAAAAAACGGGAGTCTCTTGTATGATTCTACTGTATCTTTATAGAGCTTAGAATCCTCAAATAATTCTAGACAAAAATTGACGAAGTTATAATAAGAAGCCTGAATGTAAATCGTCTTTTTGTATTGAGTTGACTTTTCATCAATAACGATTTCACCAAATTCTTTGAAAATCTTACCGAGAATATCACCTATGATATTGCCTGCGCTTATTACTACTTTAAGAGGATCTTCCGATTCTCGGTAAACATCAATAGTAACGGAATTCTTTTTTGCCCGAATTGTATCGTAAGGATTGAGTAAATTGGAGATCTTATTGTCTTCTTCCGGTTTAAAGACTTCTTCAAGAAGTGGTTCATTACCAACATAAGATTCAACGAGAGAGTGAGTTTTTGTACCTCTGGCTGTTGATCTGTTCGTAACTCTATTGGCCTCTTTTTCGCCTACTTCTTTTCGCCATTTTGTGAATTTGTGTTTAGTGTTATGTGAAATAACAGATGTCACTGAAACGAATTTTGTTTCGCTTCCTTCTTTTGTATAATATCTTAATCCTGGTAGATTGACTTGTTTAAGCTTCGGTAGTGTTATTGGGTTGTGTGTGAATGTCTTCATTGTCTTTATTATCTTTATTATCTTTATATTCTTTTACCCATTTCATTAATTGTTCACTGGTAACATAACTATCCTCATACTTAAAAGGAAGTTCACCTTCAATATCAAACATAACAGAATTGAAGGAAGTGTTCTCGTAACCTTCTAAAACGATATGAGTTTTCATCCCACCCATTCTTCCACCGACGACAGTATAAACTTCACCTTTTTCTAGAATTGAGTTGGCTTGTTTATTTTCAAAGTCATAACCATTTTTTCCAGTAAAACGTGCGTAACATTTGCCCTTTACTCTTACTGTTGAGGATTCGTCATAAAATTTTAAAAACTCTTCACGGACTTTTTTCTCTATTTGTTCAAGTCGGATCTTATGATAAGACATCCGTTGTTTGAACTCGTAATAGTCATCCCAGAGTTCTGATCTTGTTATTACTCCATCATCTAAACATTTACGCATATCATTCTGAATAAAGCCAGCTGTGTCTTTGATATCCATTGATACCATCTTTAATTCATTAAATTCGTTTTCCATTTTCTTCTTCAACTGAAGCTCCATCATACCACAAAGCGCCTGAGTTGTCAAGCGCGTTTTATGGATTAAAGAATGGCTAGAAAGTGTGTTGGTGTTATAGACCCAACTCAGTTTTGGCATCCTTTTTGTTGCTGATCTCCCCCAGCTTAGCCCAGATAACAGGTTTTGTTATGACCCGAAGATTTAGTTCGCTATAATATATTGTTGTCATTTTTTAACCTTCTCAATATATTTTTTTGCTTCATTTTTTCAATGGTTTCAGGAGAATGTTTTTTCCCATACATCGGATTATTTTTTCCAGAAACATCATGATGATTTTCACTGATTTTTTTTCTAGTTTTTTCTGAGATAATTTTACCCTTATTTATTTTTCTAAGTTTTTCTTTTGTTTCTTCCGTACATTTTCTCCCATTCAACCAAGGTTTAGGCTTTCCCTTTGAAGCCTCACTCATTTTTTTCTTAGTTTCTTCACTGTGCTTTTTACCATACATACCAACCTTTTTTTCTTTATGCAGCTGCTTTACTCTTTCAGAGCATTCTTTACGATATTCATCCGTTGCTTCCCAACCAAAAATACCGTCACCACCATCAGTTAAATTATATCCATTAGGAGCTTTTGTGTTATAATATTTAATATAAAACTGTTCCAGGTCGTAAGCTCTTTCAGGGCTTTCAACTTCTTCAATCATTTCAATAGAAAACTTTTCTTGTCCATATTTTTGGATTGCTTCTGTTAAAAGAAATCCTCTTTTTGTGTGTTGAGAAAATCGTTCTTCTATAGAAAATTTGGTTATACCAACATATTGTTTTTTATTTTCGGTGTTAATAATTAAATAAATCTTATACATTTGATTAAGTTCATGAAGGCTTTGATTGTTTATCAAAATTTATTCCTTCATGACTTAACTACATCATTACAGTGTTATACCAAGTTCATACTTTGCCACCAGATACTCTTTAACTAAAGACGAACGGACAATATCATCAATACCAAATTCAATTATTTCAAATGACGGAATTTTTTTAATAATTTTCATAAAATCGCTAATGCCACTTCTCTCACCTGTTTTGATTAAATCAGATTGACTAGCATCACCACAGAAATGAATTTTGCTATTTTCACCCATGCGAGTAATAATAGAATCAAGCTCGTGACCATTAAGATTGGAAAATTCGTCCACAACAATAATACAATCATCAAAGGTCATACCACGAATAAAGCTAGTAGACATAAAGTAAAAGGTATTCTGAACCTTTAAGTTAGCATAAAGAAGCTCATACTCCTCATCACTGTTTAGATTAAACAGTCTTTTGATCATGTACTTATAAGGTTTTTCATACTCTGATTGTTTTTCTTCAATAGAACCTTTTAGAAAACCAATGTCTCTCGTTGGTACAATTGAACGAACAACAATAACTTTCGCATAAGGTGTTGTTGGGTCCAATACATCTTCCAAGGCCTTATATAAGGCACAAAGAGTTTTTCCGCTCCCGGCCTGTCCATGTGCAACAATACATTTACCTTCATCGTAAGCATCAAATAAACGCTCTTGATTTGGGGTCAATGGTTGTAATTCAACCATATGATCTAACGTAATGAGTTGTGGCTTTTTTCTGTTTTTAAAGGTTGTACTAATTCCGACTTGACCTGAGGGCTTTCTTTTTCTTGACATAGGGTTAGATTTTTTGTACTTTTGAACCAGGAACCTTTGACATTCTTCCAAGCATTTCATTCCAACCTGGATGAGATTTGGCTAATTTATCTTTCCATTCTCCTTGTTCCACTGAGGAAGGAGCTGTTGATGGATCAGACCAATCCCGAATAATGTTGGGATTTTCATCTTTAAATTTATCCCATTCATCTAAAGAAAGAACGATTTCACTTCTTTCTCCGGTGTCCTTATTATAAATTGGGTATGTTGGCAAGTTGTTTACCTCCTTTGTTATTATAATGTATCTATTACGAGTTAGACGTTAAAAATAAAGATCGTTCAGTACAAAAATCTTTAAGATGTCCAATAAGCCAATCACTAGAATCACCTTTTCTTTCAAAAGTTTCTAAGTTATTAATAATATTTTGTAACGTTTTTACTGAAGCATTTCTGCTATGGGCAACATAGGACAAAGTTCCCCAAGATTTATCATTAGCCAGAAGATCTAGTGTTTCTGGTGTTGTATTGAAATTTGTTGCAACATTACGACGAACAAACCGATTATTATCATTCGCTAGACGATCTAACGTTTCTGGTGGTGTGTTAGGATTCCATGCAACCTCACGACGAACATAAAAATCCTCATCATTAGCAAGACGTGCTAAGGTTTCTGGTGGGGTGTTGGGATTTTGTGCAACACGCTCACGATAAATCATTTTGTTATGTGTTGAATACTTTTCTAAAATATGTTTAGGCGCATTAGGATTTTCAAGAACACCGATTAGGCCGTCGGGTTTATACGGACCCACGTTTTTCCGTTCAGAAAGTATTTCTAAAATTGTTTCTGGTGTAAAAGGATTCCGGCCCAGATGATAAAAAATGTTATACCATTCTAAGGTTTTTAGTGTTTCCAGATCTACCGACATCATTTTATTACAAATATTTTCGGAGATTTTAAAATGTCGGGCGATCCATTCTATTTTATCTAAGGTCCGCCATCGAAAGAAGAAAAATCCGGGTTTATACTCTTTAATGTAACTATCTAAATCTTTATCAATTCCCCAGTCCTCATTTTCTGGGATTATATCCTCATAAATTTTATTGCTTAAATCTTGCAAAAAGGTATTAGTTACTTCCAATAAAACATCATCATTTGAATTCTTATTATAAAAAATATTAATTCCAAGGAAACTATAAGATGCAAGATACAATAAAGTATCGCTAGATGTATTCTCGTGGCTTGAGATGTTTTTGTTTATTAATGGATTATTCTCTTTTGCTATTGAATCTAAAATAAGACAGTCAGGCTGATCTAATGTTGTTACTAAGAATCTAGTAAGATAATCAATGTTTTTCGGTTCTTTACGAGTATTTTCTAATACACTATTTTTCATAACAAATCTATGAATATTGCTTGGGAATGTTCGTCCACCTTTGAAATGTTTTTCCGAATCATCGTCACAAAACAAATCAAGGAAATCATAAGAAACACCGCATAATTCACCAATATACTTCTTTACTTGTTCTACATCAGCGTTATTATTGTGATTGAAGATATCATCTAAATGATATTTTTCGCGGTATTGTTGTAAGTAATTTAGATAGTCCATTTTTAAAGATGCTCAAAGAAAATTTAAGGGCTTAATCTGGCTTTATGTAGACGTTTTTCTGAATAGTAATTCCACACATTAGGAGCCCAATTTTCTAGAAGAGGTTCAAATTGTGTGCAGAGCGCCTGAATTTCTAACTGGGCATCTAATTTAGAACGAAGATCCATAAAATGTAAAACAGAACGAAGATTATAACTCACTACAAAATTTTGACGAATAGCTTGTGGTAAATAATCCCGAAGATGTTCCTCGCACACCCCATTTTCATAATATTCTGTGTATTCTTCACATTCGGATATAATACGTCCCAATTTTCTCATACGGTCCTCTTCTGTCCAATCATACTTTTTACCTTCTCGGTTTGTATAAAAACCGGCAGGTCTTACATAAAAAACATCTTCTACATCTAATTCTCCTTTAGCGACTTTAATAACCCGTTCTCCGGTATAACGCTGTGATTGGCAGTCCCAAGAATTTCCTATTCTATGGGTTCTTCCTTGAACCATGACACTATGAACATACCCAGACACAGAGAAAGTGATTTGAGGATGCTCCAAACAATTACCACAAACAGCAACTTTTCCATTGCGTCTAACAATTAAAGCTCCAGTAGAAACAGTAGCACAATGAATTTGCCCCTCATAGTCTACCCATTCTTCCACGTATGATTTTGATCTGCTATGTTGGGACAATTCTACCCTTGGATATAATCTATCAGTAAATCTTAATACAAACAAGTCTTTATGATTTTCATTTTCCTGTTTTTCAATAGAACAAGTAAATTTTGAATCATTAAGTGCCACGACTGCCTGAAGTTGAGAAGATAAAATACCCGAAGTAGTTGAATAAGACCAAACTTTTCTACGAATCGTACCATCTGAATTTTTAAGACCATCTAATAAATTATAAAAACAATCTTTTTCTAATTTTAAATAACCATCTGGCAGCTTTTTATGGCCATCTGTAGAGATGCAATTTGCCATCATCCATTTTCCAATTTCTGGAAAAGAAACACAATAATTATCATTTTTATTTGAATAAAAGTCTAATCCCAGTTCAATACATAACGATTCAAGATATTTAATTTTTCTTTTACGCTTGAGGTGAAAACGGAGAATGTTGGAACTTGTGAGAGAATTACCGTCACCAACCCAAAAGCCAATTAGAGACCAAATGCTTGGATTGTCAATTGGTGTTTCAATCACTTTTCTTTCGCTCTCGGAAAGATTGCCGGTTGTTGTATATCTTACAGGTTTATTAAAAACTTCTTCTGCCGAAATCGCATATTTTTTTGTCCAACTTCCATCTTTTTTTCTACTCTGAACAATCATTCTGTGATCTGGACTAACAAGAAAATCGAGCGCATGACCAACTAGACGATACATTTTTCCAATATAATCCCAACGTTGAACCGAAGTAGGATTTTCAAAATTTACTAATCCAGTCTCATTATTATAAGCCGCAAGAACAGATTCTTTTGTAATTTCGGGCCAAAATACCCAACCATTTTCTGTTAACACTTCAGTATCAGAAGAATAGCACCCATAATGCCCCCTGTCATTTGCTAACAGAGTTCTCACAACCCATTTACCACAGTCGCTAGGGTTAGGAATTTCTTGATGGTGGATTGGAATTTCCGAATAATCGTTTTTCGCCGCTTGGTAAATTACCTGTTCTGGATTTGGATAACATTGTAAAACAACTGTTTCTAATCTTTTATCAAGCTCAAGTAAATCTTCTGCTTTAATGGGTCTCATAAATTAATCTCCTAAGTTAAATCTTTCGTAAAATTTTCTTTCTTCTTCACTATTCAATAATATATCCGGGCCATCAACTCCTTCTTCAGCATATTCTATTTCTTTAGAAATATCTCGTGATAGAAGATCATTTATGGATATCTTATTATCTGCTGGAGTAATATCATTTTCTGTTAGCTCTTCTCTTAATACATCTAATAAATTCTGTACGCTATCTATAATTAATAATGTTTTTTTCTTATTCATAACAACGTAATATTCTTTTAATTTTGAAATAAGTTCTAATGTATTGTGGTATGTTGGGATTAATTGCAACACTGCTACGAACATAAACATCCTCATCATTCACCAGACGTTCTAATGTTTCTGGTTGTGTGTTAGGATTCCCTGCAACCCCACGACGAATATAGTAATGATAATCGTTCACCAGACGTTCTAATGTTTCTGTTGGTGTGTTGGGATTTCTTGCAACACGCCAACGAACAGCACAATCTTCATCATTAGCCAGACGTTCTAATGCTTCTGGTGGTGTATTGGGATTTCGTGCTAGCTCATAATTATTCATAACAATTCAGAAACTCCTTGATTTTAA